GCCCAGGGGCTTGTGAGAACGTCGATCACGCGCATGTCAGGCCTCCCTAAAATGACCGTGTGACGGCACAGGTGACGTTGTCGGCCGCCCCGACGGCAATCGCCATCCCCGTGGCAGGCCACCCTGTGCCGGGGAAATAGAAGCTCCCCTCCCCTGCCACCTTGTGCCCTGCGGTGGTGCTCGGGGTCATCCCAGCGGCCCATCGTGTGGCATTGGTGTCGCACGAGACCATCATCCCTATCGGGGACAGCGCCCTTCCTGTTGCGGCGTCTCCCACTTGCCAGGGGCAACCTGCCCGCTCGATCAGGCTCTGGACGGATCTCGCCACGTTGTCGACGTAGACGGGCGCGCAGGTGACCGGATACCCCATCGTCGTAAACGAGGAGGTATTCGCCGGCGGCGTGGCCGGGAAGGTGGCGTCGATGGCGAAAGACGCGACGGGCATCACGATCACGATGAAGGCTGCGAACAGGGCGATCCGCTTTTTCATGTCAGTTCTCCTCGGGTTGATCTTCTTTTTCGGAATCTTCTTCCTCTTTGGGCTCTTGCGGCGTCGCTCCATTCGTCTTGCCGGGGGCGTCCGGCGCCACCTCTACCAGATCCGCCGCTTTGAGCATCCGGCGCTCCTTGGCGGCTTGCCGGACGTTGTCTTCCCAGTCGCCGCCGGTCAGCGCCATCGTTTCCTCGAGACGGGTCGATACGGTGAGGGCCACCCGCTTCTCCGCGGCGAGGATCTCCTTCAGCGGATCGATCTGCCCGGGCGCGGGGCCGATCCAGTCCGCCCACAGATACGCCTGCCGGATCAGTGGATCCGAAAAATACCCCGGCGCCTTGACGCGCCCGAGGGCCACCGCCTCGTCCATCCAGTTCTCGTAGACGACCTGGCAGAAGTTCTGCGCGATCCACTCCCGGCGCGACCGGAAGAACTTCCAGGCCTCGAGGAGGGCCGCCCGGGCCGCGGAGTAGGACGCCGTGAAGTGCTTGATCAGCACCTCGAACGGAAGCTCGAGCGCCACGCCGATCTGCCGAAGGATCGCCATAACGAACGGATCGAACGCCTGGTTCGGTCGGCCGGGATTTGCGGTCTGGATCTCCGTTCCCTTTGGTAGCCCCACGATCGCCCCGGAGGTCAGCTTGTAATCCTCATCGGAGGTCGTCGAACCGGTTTCAGATGCGGGGGCCATCGGGTTAAGGTCGCCTGTGGATCCAGACTCCGACTTGAGAAACACCGTGAACATCCCGGAGACCACCGCGGCCATGATCTCCGCCTCGGTGTAGCGCCCTAGTTGCTTCAGGAGCTCGATGACGGGGGCAAGGTACGGCACGCCTCGGGACTGCCCGGGGCGAAGCATCTTGAACAGGTGGATCACGTTGCGCCTGCCGGTCTTGCCGAAAGCTTCCCGCGCCGCCCAATTGGCGGAAGCCAGGGAATAGGACACAGCCCCCGGATGCTGGTTTAGGATGTGGTACCGTACCGGAGCGCCGTCCCCGTCCCGTTCCACCCCGCCGGCCAGCGTCGCCGTGTCCGGCTTGCCGTCAGGGTTGCAGACCCGGTCACCCTCGACCAGTTGGATCTTCAACCCGTAGGGAGACCCGGCCCGGACCAGGTTGGGCATCAGCGCGAATACATCGCCGTTTTCCAGGGTCTGGCGAAACACGAGCTCCACAATCTCTGCAAACCGCAGCGTCCTGGCCAGGTCGCATTCCGCGGACCCCGACCACAGGAGCCACTCCCGGTCGACCACCGCCTCCCATGCGTCGGCCTGCACCTCCGTCAGCTTGAGCCCGTCACGGTCGATCCGCGACTTGTGCCGGAGCCCCGTGCCGATGACGTTCGTCACGACGGTGTTCACCGCGCCGACCGCCAACGGCTCGTTTCGCATCAGGTCCCGCGATCGCTCCCGCAACGTCGGGAGGTCGAACAGGATCGCCGCGTCAGCGTCACCCTTCTGCGCTCGCCAGGTCAGCGTGGGGCGGCGGGTCGTGGACGCTCCGATGTACCCCCCGGCGACGGCCAGCGAGATCCGGGCCTGGTACCGCCGGGCGGCGCGTACCGGGTCCAGGTACTGGATCACCCGGTCGACCAGGGTATTTTTCACCGTGATCCGCTTCATGCCGGGGTCGCTCCGCGAAGAGAGATTTTCCGGCTGCCGCCGAGGTCCTGGCACTTCCTGTCCCAGAACTCCACCTGCTGCTGGATCGCCCGCGCGTCTGCCCGGGTAAGGGATCGGTTGTTGATGGAGTACGCCTGCCCGCCCGCCACCGCCGTCGACGCCGCCAGCCACGCAGTCAACTGCGCCTCCGCCTGTGCCAGCGTGATCCCCGCCATGAATCCTCCCTGGAAACACAAGGGGCCGCCTCGATGGACGGCCCCGCAACCCTCACCCCGCGCCGCGCGGGAGAATCTACTCTTCGGCCTTGATCCCCCTGGAGATCATTCGCAGCCCCTTGTCCTGTTTCGGTACCGGAACGCCCCTGGTCCGTGAGGCGACCTCGGCCTGGATCATCCTCTCGAGAGCGTCCCAGTTCTGGATGTTTAGCAGCTCCAGCGCGGCGTAGGCGTAGATCTCGCAGTCCAGCGGCTCGTTGCGGGCCCGCATCTTGACCCATTCCTCCCGGACTTCCCCGCGGACCTTCTTCGTGACCTTCTTCTCGGCGGTCAGGCCTTCGAAGTATTCCGTCCCCACGGACGTCGGGAAATGCATGTACCCGGGGCCGAAATCGGGAATCACCAGCCTGGAGTAGATGGTCGACTTGCAGGTATCCGTGCCGACCAGGCCGAGTTTCACGCCCGCCTTGTTCCGGTGCTCGGAGATCCGAAGGACCGGCACCCCCTTGCCGCCGTATCCCTTGACGGCGAACACCCGGGCCTGCTCGCGCGCGCGGACGAACCGGTAGACCTGCCCGGTGGCGTGCCCCGAATCCACACAAGCGGCGAGGATCCGCAGCCGGACGCCCGACTCATGATCGAACGTGCGCTCGAGCAGCTGCCCCAGGTCGACCCACACCTGTAGATCCGTCTCCGGATTCCCGCGCAGGATCGCGTATTCGATGAGCCACGACTCCCCGTCGCGGCCCCACGCCTTCACCTTCGCCTCGATGCGATCGCCCTGGACGTCGACGCCGACCGTCAGGACCAGCCCGCCGGCGGGGACCTGCGCCGGGTACTTCTCGCGTCGGGACAAGAGCGACCCGTCGTCGACGGTCAAACCCTCCTCTTCCCACGACTCCCCGAGGACGGTGTTCGTCCACGTCTTCAGGAGCAGCTTGTCCCGCTTCTTGCGCGCCTCGAGGAACTGCTCGGCGCAGTCCGCCCACGACTTCCAGCCGATCGGCGAGTAGAGGGCCGACAAATGGAACCCCGCGGCCTTCCTGGGGCCCGGCGCTTCGGCAATCCACCGGCCGTTCTCGAGCATCCAGGTCTTGTACCGCTCTTCGATCAGCTCGCCGCAATGCTCGCACTTGTACCGGACGGGACCCGTGAGGCGGTACTTCTCGTCCTTGGTGAACACGATCCCGGACCAGCGGAGGATCTGTTCCGCCTTGCAGAACGGGCACGGGACGAAATAGCGCCGCTTGTCGCTGTCCTCGTACCCCGCCTCGATCCGTGAACTCCCCCGGTCGAGCGGCGTGGAGACCATGAACCGCTTCTTGCGGGCAAAGGTGGAGGTGCGCGCCGCCGCCAGGCGGATCGGGTCGCCTTCCCCCTCCACGTCTCCGGGGTAGGCGTCCACCTCGTCCAGGAACAGGTACCGGGCGGGCATCGACCGAAGTCCTGCGGCCGAGTTCGCCCCGGTCAGGATCAGCACCCCGCCGGGGAACTCCTTCGCCAGGAGCGTGTTCCCGGAATCGCGGGATCGGGAATCCTTTACCTTCCCTTTCAGGACGGGCGACTCATCGATCATCGGCTGCAGGCGCTGTTTCGAGATCCGCTTCGCCAGATCGACCGTCGGCTCGACGTACATCATCGGGCCCGGAGCCTTGTTGATGACGAAACCTACCCAGTTATTCCCACACTCTGTGCCGCCGATCTGGGCGGGCTTCATGAGCCAGACATCTACGATCGGAGACGATGGACTGAGACAGTCCATGATCTCCTTCAGGTACGGCGTCCGGGAGTTGCGCCACTTCCCGGGCTCTGCGGAGGAGACCTTCGGCAGGTACCGGAACTGCTCGGCATGTTCCGAGACGGTCATTTCCGGTTCCGGCCGAATCCCGGCGGCGATCGCGCTCCGGTAGGCGACTTCCGCTTCAGCCGGTTGCGGCGAATTCATCGGCCAGATCCGCCAGGACGGCGTCGTGCTCCCGATCGAGGATGGCGCGAACGCGCGCGACGTCCGGCTCGGCCGCAAGAATCGATTCGATGCGCGGGGCGATGTTCTTCACCGCCTCCCGGATCCGCCGGCCGGTCTCGAAGGCGGCTTTCTTTACAGCCTCCACGTCGACCTTCTGCCCGTCCTTCTCCTCGAAATCGAGCTTCGCCAGGGCGGCCCGGTACCGCTCATGCTGCGTCCGCGCCTGGGCGAACGTCATCCGCTCGACGGCCCCCCGCTTCCCGCCGCGGTCATGCGCGGGGTTAGCGTACGCCTCGATCGCCTTGTCCGCTTTCTTCCAATCGACCTTTCCGTCATAGAGCTTGACGATGCCCCTCTTGACCCACTTGTTGATCGCCTGGGGAGAGATCTTGCGGTGCGCTGCGTATTCTTTTTGAGTGATATACCTACGCTGCGCCATTTTGGCCTTCTGGTCAACCTATCAACCAATTTTTATATTCTGACGCTGGAAGCTGCTCGGGGTTCGAATGTAC